CACAGAAGGGCGCAAGCATCCAAGGTGTGTTGGTCGGCCTCGGCTACCAAAACATCAACGATGTCAAGCCCGAGCATTACGGTGACTTGTTCAATGGCATTGAAGCACTGAAAGCCTAAGATGAGCGATCACGCCAAGCTGTCCCCCTCGAAACGTAACCGCTGGGCGTTATGCCCCGGTTCGATTCGTGAGGAAGCAAAGTACCCCGAGCAATCGGGGGGCGCTGCTGCCATTGATGGCACACACACGCACACACTGTTAGAGGTGTGTCTCAAGGATGGTGATCAACACGCTGAGTTTCATATCGGCGTTGAGATGGAAGATGACGATGGTACATTTGTGGTTGACAAGGAACGCGCAGCCCGTGTGCAGGTAGCACTGGACTACATTGACAAGCGCATCAGTGATGGCAACATGACCCTGTTGTCTGAGTCCAAGGTTGATCCAGCGTTTCTACTAGGTCGTGATGACCTATCCGGTACGGTGGACGTTCAGATTATTGGTAACGGTGTTCTTGAGTTGATCGACTACAAGGACGGCATGGCTCCAGTAGATGCCAAGGGCAATATGCAGCTTGAACAATACGCCTATGGTGTACTGGCTGGCTACAAGTTGCCCATCAATGGCGCTTACCCATTCGACACGGTACGCATGACCATCATCCAGCCTAAGTTGGCTATGAAGAACATGAATCCGATTAGTTCTTGCGATGTGTCAGTCAGCGATCTCATGGCTAACATCGGTACAATCGTTCGACAAGCTGCCGCTACCGATGCACCCGATGCGCCGCTTGTACCGGGTGAAAGTCAATGTAAATATTGCCGTGCAAAGGGTAACTGCTCCGCGCTGGCAAGTAACGTAATGAAGGAGGTGGGAATCATGTTCCAGCCAATCGTAAATCAAACCCTAGATGTCGCACAGCAAAGTGCCGACAAAGACCCAACGGCTATGGATGACGCACAGATTCGTCAGATTATGGAAGCCGCCCCCCTGATGCGTCAGTTACTCGAAGGTGTGGAAAAAGAAGCCCTGCGCCGATTGAAAGCTGGACAGTCTATTGATGGACTGAAGCTGGTTAATGGTCGTGGCTCCCGTGCATGGGCATTACCCGAGTCTGAGATCGCCGAGAAGCTGGTGAAGATGGGCATTCCCAAGACCGCAGTCTATGAAATCAAACTCGTCACGCCAGCCAAGGCCGAGAAGTTGACATGGACTAAGAAGGATGGCGAAGTCAAGCAGTTGACCGAACGCCAGTTAAAAACAATGGAGCAGGAATACGTGGTCAAGATGGCTGGAAGTATTACTGTTGTCCCCGAGTCTGATTTACGGCCTGCCGTGATTCTGAACGCTGCACCGATGTTCAGTGCAGTGCAAACGCCAGCAGTGGAAACACTGCCAGCATGGTTATCGTAATTTAATTGGAGTAATTTATGTCAGATATTATCTTTTTGTCAGATGTCCGTTTGTCTTTCCCCCACATCGCAGAACCCCAGAAGCAAGTCAATGAGGCTACTGGCGCACAGCGAATCAGCTACAACGCTGAATTCTTGATGCCTCAGGATCACCCCGGCTTCAAGCAATTCATGGCACGTTACCTTGATATTGCTTTGGAAAAGTGGGCAGAACACGCTACCACTGTGATGAACATGATCCTTGCAGACCGCAAGCTGCGCTGCTTTGGTCGTGGTGAGGAGAAGGTCAACAAGAAAACCTTTAAGCCCTATGACGGCTATGCGGGTAACGTATATCTCACTGCTGGTCGTGACCAAGCACCGCAGATGATCCAAGCCGATGGGCAGCCCGTTGACCCCAACAACACGATGGCGTACCAAGCCCTTGCACGCAAGATGTACGGTGGCTGCCGAGTCAATGCCGCCATCAAGCCTTGGCCTCAAGTCAACAAGCATGGCAATGGTATCCGCTGTGACTTGATCGCTGTGCAGTTCCTGCGTGACGATGTGGCCTTTGGTGAAGGTGCTGCCGATGCGTCAGGGATGTTTGGTTCTGTGGCTGACGCAGCCGCTGCTGGCTTCGCACCAGTGGGTCAAGCTATGCCCAAGCTGCCATCGTTCTTAGCGTAATGTAATCGGGGGGAAAGCGAATGCTGGCGTTGTGGTCATAGTTGCCACCTGATTTCAAGGGTCAGACACAGTGCAGCGAGTACCCCCACCTAATCGTAAGGAGTAAAAGTAATGCCAGTAAAAGGATCAGGACACCGACTTAAGGGAACACCTGAATACAGTGTCTGGGTTAATATGCGTCAACGATGCAATAACCCCAAGGGGCATGATGTAGTCTATTACGCCAACATTGATGTTTGTGATGAATGGAACGACCCTGTTTGTTTTGTAAAAGACATGGGTGTTCGCCCAAGCGCAAATCACCAAATTGATCGGGTTGATAACACCAAGGGTTATTCTAAAAATAATTGCAGATGGGTTGAGAGAACACCACAAATGCAAAACACACGGATTTCAAAGTGGTGGTTTGTCAATGGCACACGCTACGCTAGTCTGAGTGAGGCTGCTGTGGCAGTGGGTGTCACGATCAGTCGAGTTAAAGCATGGTGTGAAGGGCGATCTGATGGTGGATACACATATCCCCCAAAATTAAATTGTTGGTCGGAGAAAAAGTATGCGGGATGATTGGGCATACGACTGTGAAACCTACGTCAACGTGTTTACTATTGCGTTTGAACACATCGGGTCATCGTTAAAGGTTGCATTTGAGATAAGCCCGTGGCGCAATGATTCCAAGGCCATCATTGACTTTGTGATGTGGCTCAAAGGGTCTAACGCTAGGATGATCGGCTTCAATAGCCTTGGCTTCGACTACCCCATCCTACACACCCTACTTCGCATGGGCAACAGTGATGCAAACACCCTGTACCTCAAGGCGCAGGCCATCATTAACGGGCAAGACGGTGATGAGAGATGGCTGCACCAAGTTAACCCCAGTGACCGCTATGTGGAACAGATTGACCTGTTTAAGATTCACCACTTCGACAACAAGGCACGGGCTACCAGCCTCAAGGTTCTTGAGTTCAATATGCGCTCTGACAACATTGAGGACTTGCCGTTCAAGATCGGCAGCACCTTGACCCAAGAGCAGCTACCCAAGTTAAAACAGTACAACGCCCACGATGTCGCCCAGACCAAAGCGTTTTACTTCAAGACGCTGGACATGATCCGCTTCCGCGAAGAATTGACGCAGAAGTACCAGCGCGACTTTATGAATCACAACGACACCAAGATCGGCAAGGACTACTTCACCATGAAGCTAGAGGATGCCGGAGTGTCATGCTACGACTACGGCCCCAAGGGGCGCACACCTCGGCAAACCAAGCGCCCAGTAATACATCTTAGGGATGCCATCCTGCCTTGGATCAGCTTTCAGCAGCCGGAGTTCACACGGGTACTTAACTGGCTCAAAGATCAATCAATCACTGAAACTAAAGGGGTGTTCAATGACATTACTGCAAGTGTGGGTGGGTTTACTTTTGTGTTTGGCCTTGGTGGTATTCACGGATCGGTTGAGTCCACGGTTGTCGAGTCTACTGCTGATCTTGTCGTTATTGATCTCGACGTATCTAGTTACTATCCTAACTTAGCGATCAGCAACGGGTTCTATCCGCAGCACTTGGGGCGTGAGTTCTGCAACATTTACCAACACTTGTACGAGCAGCGCAAGACTTACGCTAAGAACAGTTCTGAGAACGCCATGCTAAAGCTGGCACTGAACGGTGTCTATGGCGATAGCAACAACCAGTTCAGCATTTTCTACGACCCACTGTTTACCATGAGCATCACGCTCAACGGTCAACTGTTGTTGTGTGTACTGGCTGAAGGGTTGATGGAGATTGAAGGGTTGACCCTGATCCAGCTAAACACTGACGGCCTGTCCGTGCGAGTACCACGGGCAAACAAGTGGCTGGTGGACACCGCAGCCGCAGCATGGCAGTACAAGACAAAGTTGCAACTAGAAGAATCTGTGTACAAGGCCATGTTCATTCGTGATGTAAACAACTACTTGGCAGTCTATGAGAACGGCACAGTGAAGCGCAAGGGTGCATACGAGTACGACATGGACTGGAGTCAGAACGCTGGTGGACTGGTGATTGCCAAGGTTGCCGAGAAGGTGCTGGTTGATGGTGCGCCGATTCGCAAGACCTTGGAGCAGTGGCCTGACATCATGGACTTCATGCTACGCACCAAGGTTCCACGGTCAAGTTACTTAGCCGTTGAGCATGATGGCGTGACTTCGCAGTTACAGAACATCACGCGCTACTACATCGCCGAGGGTGGTGGGCGGCTATTCAAATGGATGCCACCGCTTGCTAAGAAGCCGGGTGAGTGGCGCAAGATTGGCGTTGAGGCAGGCTGGGGTGTCCAGCCATGCAACGACATACGGGATGCTGGCAAGCTGCCAGTGGACTTTAATTACTACATTCAAGAAATTGAAAAATTAACTTTGGGGTTATCGTAATGTTAGAAAAACAAATTGAAACTGCTGTGTGTGATTACGCCAAGACCAAGGGCATCTTGGCTTACAAGTTTACCAGTCCATCACGGGCTGCTGTCCCTGATCGTCTGTTTATCAATAAGCACGGGACTGTATGGTTCTGCGAGTTTAAGCGTGAGGGAAAAAAAGAAACCGTGGCGCAGGCTCGGGAACACACCCGACTCAGAAACCAAAAAGTTAGAGTGTCTGTAATTGACAACGTGGCTGGTGGTAAAGAGATGGTGGACTACATGGAGCATATATGCTGACAGCAGACTTGCTTCACGGCTACCAACAGAAAGCAGTAAACCACCAATGCTCACGCCCCAACTCAATGCTGTGGCTGGACATGGGCTTGGGTAAAACCATTATTACCCTGACATCACTGGCGCACTTGATCCGCACCCAGTACCTGCGCGGCGTGGTCATCGTTGCGCCTATCCGAGTCATCCGGCTGGTGTGGCGACAAGAGGCCGCTAAGTGGGAACACACCAAGCACCTCAAGTTCAGCATGGTCACTGGCACACGAGATCAGCGCACCCGCGCCCTGTTGCGCCCTGCTGACATCTACCTTATAAATTACGAAAACCTCGGCTGGCTCGCTGAAACTTTACAGACCTACTTTGTCAAGAAGGATAAGCCGCTGCCGTTCAATGGTGTCGTGTGGGATGAGATCAGCAAGTGCAAAAACTCGGCAACCAACAGAGTCAAGGCAGTCAAAAAGATTCTGGACAAGTTTGACTGGACTACTGGCCTCACTGGTACACCCGCATCCAATGGCTACAAAGACCTGCATGGTCAGTTCTTGGTGGTGGACAAGGGTCAGCGTTTGGGTGTGTCCAAGACAGCGTTTAGGACACGGTTCTACCGCAAGGTCGGGCCATACAAAGAAGTGCCTTATGAAGATACCGAGGACACAATCAAAAAGTTAATCGGTGACATCACCTTGGAGATGAGTGCCGAGGACTACAACCCGCTGCCGGACTTGATCGTGAACAACATAGAGATCGAGATGCCCGACGATCTGCGTGTCAAGTACGACAAGATGGAGCGTGAGTTCTTCTTACAGCTTGACAGTGGCAAAGAGGTGGAGATGTTTAACCAAGCATCTCTGACCAACAAGTGTCTCCAGTTCAGCAATGGTGCGATGTACCCTGTGGCTGGGATGCCCCTGTGGGAACCGATACACGACTTGAAACTCGATGCGCTTGAGGAGATCATTGACGAGGCGCAAGGGTCGCCAGTGCTGTGCAGCTACGCCTATCGGTCTGACGCTGCCCGGATTATGGAGAAGTTCAAGCATCTTGATCCGATTAACTTGACCGACTGCAAAAGCGAATCGGCATTGCTCAACGCCATGCACCGCTGGAAAACAAACGAGTGTGTTTTGATGATCGGACACCCTGCAAGCATGGGCCACGGAATTGACGGTTTACAGAAGAACGGTCACATCCTTGTATGGTTTGGGCTTAACTGGAGTCTTGACCTGTACGAGCAGATGAACGCCCGTGTGCGCCGCCAAGGTCAGGGTGTGCCTGTGATTTGCCATCGCATCATGTGCCAAGACACTTTGGATCAAGCGCAAGCACTGGCACTGGATGAGAAGGCCACCACGCAGCAGGGGTTACGCAATGCCGTGAAGCAATACAGAGAGATGAAGGAAGTTCATGCTCACTGAGAAAGAACAAAAGGAAATTGTTGAATTGGCAAAAACACTTGCTAAAGCATATTACGATGACAAGACCTTTGCCAAGCGCATGGGTCAACGATTTAACAGTAATACCAAGGCTATACAGCAAGCCCGGAATAACTTGATTGAATACCTAAAGGAAGCAGGATGAGCGACTTACCTAACTTTGCGGCATGGTCACACGAGAACCTTGCCCAGTTTTCCATTGATGCCTACCGCAAGATGCAGCAACAGCAAGAAACCATTGAGCAGTTACAGGGTGATTTTAAAGACGCTATGGTCGAGTTACGCAAACTGACGAGTGCCAGCCTTGTCGATAATCAACGCTGAACCACGGGGTGTGCCGCCATCCACATTCGGAATGCTAATGTGCGTCCAACGGTCAAATTCTCTGATGATCTGATCGAACGGTAAACCCGCAGCTATGACTGCACGGACTACCTCATCGGGGGTAACGCCGGGTACACGGAAGTCGGCAGCACAACCGTGACGATGCTGGCTTGAATCTTTGCTGCCCACTGCGTCATTGACCTGCTTGCATCGAAATGCGCTGTTAATCATTACGGGTTTACCACCTAGTGTGTCTTTGACCTGTTCCAACAGTTGCGCCAAGCGTTGCAGGTTGCTGATTTCTTCCTGTGTCGGGCTGTTGTCAAACTCGCGGTGGTCGGTGACGGTTAACTCGGCGAGTGTGAAGTGTGGTGATAGGTTCATTTTGCTGCCTTTGACAATAAATCTGTTTTGGCTTGAGAGCCTGCCGATGATCCAAAGTAGTAAGAAATAATGCCCGTCCAAGCCGTACCCAGTGAGCCAAGCATCATCAAAATGGCAGGGTTGCTGCTGTCAATTTTGTTAAAAAACATCATGCCCATAATGCCAAAGAAGCCGACAGTTACAGTTCCAGCCAATAAAGGAGGAACAATAGATCGCGTCGCAGCTTGCATGTCACGCGCAGACTTGCGGTCTTCAACTTCCAGTTTTGCAAAGTTGAGGCCAAGTTCATTGGCTTGTTTTTGCAATTCAATCTCCGCAATCTTGACTTGAGCAATTTGCTCTGCTGAAAGTTTGTTGTTGGAGATAAGATCGTTAACTTCAGTAGGATCGACTCCAGTAGCTTTGCTAATAGCGGCTACAGCCATCCCTACTAATGGACCCCCCATTGCCGAAGCAATTGTTGGCGCAATTTGTTTTAACCAATCCATTATTGTTTACTCCTAGATAACATGGTTGCGGCAATACTCAGCATGGTTCGTGCTGATTCTAAGTTTTCGGGTTCGGTTTCCCATCCCACGGTTATTTGCCCCACAAACCGCCCCGGCTCTGGTGGAACACTGATTCTGCAAGTATAGGTAACGCCCTTGTTGATGTACCAAATTCCCATTTCAGACTGCGCTGTGCGGTACTCCCCGCAAGGGATTTCATTCGCCATCAGCTTTACAACGTCGGCGTTATTGGCTGCGTTGTTTGTAAACAGGCCAACATCCAGCCCGTCATTGGTTTTGTCTCTGCCGTCCTTGGCATAGGCCCGGTACAGCACGCGAGTGCCGAACATGGGGTTGACTTTGAACACCGCAACGATAGTGGCGTTGGTGGTCTTGAACAGGTGGGCAGAGGCATCCTCAACCCTGTCTTCGGCAATGCTGGGTATCTTCTTAGACTCTTTGTAAGCGCCAATGAGCAGGTCTTGGTTTGTGTAAACAAAGTAACCAGCGAAAGCGACCAATCCCATGATAAGGATAGCGATAAGTTTAAACGGCGAATCCACATACCCAAGAACTTTGTCAAGGGTTGAATTGGCATTTAAAGTTTCTTCGCTCACAGCTTTCCTTTCATTGCAATTACACCCCACGCCACCAAGAAAAATATGGCAGCAGCCACCAGTACGCAAAGCCCCATCGTTATGGCTTCGTCAATCTCTGCCTTGCGGTTCTTAGCCGCCTTCGCATCCAGTATCTCCTGTGTTCGCCTACGCTGCACAATCGAATTGCGCTCCAACACAATCTGCGTCCACAAGGCACTTTGACCTTGGTTTATAAAGTGCCACTTCAGTTCTTCCTCGGCCTTGTTTAACTCATGCAACTGCATGACGGTACTCATGGCCTGACTGGTGTCTGAACTGTACTTCTTCTTTGGGTCTTTTGCCGCTTGCTTTGCAACTGCATCCTTGGCATCAAAGAATTTCATCACATCGCCAGTGATGCCTTGAATATCCTTCCCCAGTTTTATGGCTGCTTGGATTCCCGATACAGCCGCCCTAGCAGCGGCAAACGCTGTTATGGGGTCTATCATTTTTTAGGCTCCAAAACCCAACGACACACCCTCCCGTCTTTATCTAAAAACTCATTTGCACCGTATTTCTCGTTCGGCAGCACGACACGGCAAACCAGCACGATTCTTGTCTCGGTGTTGGGCCATTGAATCTGAGCAGAGGCGAGTGCATCAATCACTTGTCCACTTTGGTGTCAAGTTTGTCAAAAATCTTGCCAAGCATTTCTTTAACTTCCCGAATGTCGTTGCGGTAATCGTCTTTACTCAAGTAGTGCATTGGCATATTCCGCACATCGGTATCAAGGCGCTCGATGGCCTTGGTGATGCCGTTAAGTGTCCACCCACCGAGAAACGCCGCTAGTCCAAGGGCCGCATTAAAAAATACTTGGTAATCCATTTTGGTTCTCGGTTATTGTGTAAATCGACCCGTTGGATTGGCTGTTGTCATCCCCGATGCTTCTAGTCTCGGGGGAAGCGCGTTTTGATCGGCTGACATTTGCGACAATGCTGGTGCTATACGAGTCCCAACACGGCCTGCCAATTGGTTTGTAACTTCTTGCTGACCTTTTCGTGCCATTGCTTTCTCGATTGATTTAGCTGCCACAGCGGGGTTTAACATTTCACGAGCCAGTTCCATTGCTAATTTTTCATCAACGTGTCCAAGTAGCTTTGACACCACTACATTGTAAAGGGTGACTGCTCGATTTAACAATGATGCTGTTGGAGCAAGACCTGATTCTTTACCTGCCTCTGTTGCACTTTGAATTGATTTTGGACCCTTGCCCCCCGCACTGGCAAGTCTTTGGTATTCAGCTTCACGGGCTAAATCGTCACGCACAGAATTAATTGCGGTTAACTTGCGCTCATCTAGCCCTTTTGTTAAATCCGCAATCCGTGCCTCAACTGCCAAGGCGTTAGACCCCGGTGGTAAAGGTGGGGCTAATTTGTTGCCACTGGCTTTTGCCATCTCGTCAATCTTTGCTAACCGCTGCACGTCCTTGTCGATGACATCAAACCTTTGACGCAAATTCATTCCAGCGTTATCGTAAATGTCAACAGTGCGACCATACTCCTTCATAAAGTTGGCGTGCGACATACCACCCTGTGCGACTTTTTTACGATAGATGTCTTCAATGCCCGTGCGACCAATTTTCATTGCGTCAGGGTTGTTGCCAAACAATGTTATAAATTGGCGAGCCTCAGACTCAGCGTTTGGATTGAAGTATTTAGCAATGACATCTTCTGGACGCACCCGCCCTTCGCCAATGCTTGTCTTCTTAAATAGATTTGCGTTTACGCCTTCCTTGAACTTTGGAGCGTACTCTGTGCGATATTTGCTGACAGCTTCTGCATAAAGTGTTTTAGCATCATCAGCCAAAGTGGTGCTTTTACCAATAGCGTCATCAATTGCGCTATGCAACTGACGCAGGTTTTTTATGGTTGTTGCAGCCATTGGAGTGTTGCCCGAACTAGCCGCAGCAATGTCTGCATTGATGGCCTTACGAACATCGTCAAGGTCTTGCAGTGTAGCCACGGGAGTAGCCTGTGCGGGTGTTGGGGGTTTGGCTGTTTTGAAACCAGCTTTACCAACAGTGACCGCCGCAACTTCGGGCGCTTTAGGCAAGAACCCACGCAATTTACGCACGGTGTCGGGTGCTGTTTCAGTAGCAAACTCGGATAGCTTACGGTCAAGGATGCGTTCAGCCTCACTAACCACATTGGACACATCAATCTTGGCATCACCCGCTGCATCAAACGCAGCCTTGTATGCTGGTTGAACAACATTTGTTTTGACAGCCCGTTGTTCTGTTTTAGCTGCTGCGATTAAAGCATCACCAACTTCAGTTGGGCTAACATCGACTAGGTTTCGGTCAATCTTTGCAGTAAGTTTGTCAGCAACATTTTTAAATCTATCAGCCACCCGAGCATCTTGTGCTAGTCGTGCTTGATTCGATTGTGCCGATGCAGCCGCATAGTCACTCGCAGCATTGGGCAACTCCGACAAATTTCTTCCAAATGCTGAGAATTTGGCACTTCCCGCAGGTGCTGCAACTTGAGCCGCTGTGGGTGCAGAACCCGGAACAATGGTTGCGGTCTTTGAGGTTAGCGCATTAACAATGTCACGCCCCATCCCCTCAACTGCGTCAAGGTAAGTTGACGATTTTAAGTCAGCTAATTTACGGATAAAGTTAACCCCACCCTTAACTACGGGAACAGCCACAGACGGTATTAATGCGCCAATGACTGCACCAGTATCTGCATCTTCGGGATTAACTGCCGCAGCAGACGCACCACCTACAACACCACCACCCAGCGCACGGGTAGCCACATTAGCAACACCCGGCTTCAACCCAGTTTGAAACCCCCCAGTCTTGATAGCTGTGGCTACTGGTATTAAGTATTTTGCAAGTGCTGGTGTTAATTTGGCAGCAGCTTTGATAGGTTCTGCAATTGCACCACCTACCGGTAATGTGCCGACTACTTGACCACCAACTCGACCAACATCCGCACCCAATGAATCGCCATACTGTTGCTCGTATTGTGCTTTTTGACGGGCAGCTTCCTCACGAGCGCCTTTAATACCCAAAAGTTCTGTTGCTGCAATATAGCCAGTATCGGTAATGTCTTGGAGTCCGCGATACAACCCAACAGACGAGGAGTACAACGCTTTCAGCGTAGGGTTTGATGGTGCTACTGCATACGGGGATGCACCTGTATCTTTACGGGCAGTGGGAATACCAGAACCCGATACCGCTGGCGCTGCGGGTGCAGCCTCATCCGTTAGCCATTTACCGCCAACAAGATACGCCTTTGCCCCATCCTTATTAGTAGCGGACTGGGTAATGGGCTGCCATTGATCTCCGACCAAGACAACACGATCACCCGTTTCAGGATTTGTTGCAGTTTGCAAGCCCATAGTGCGCCTTTAATCTTGAGTGAAGCCGGGAGGAGGTGCAACTGATGGTACAGCAACATCACCCGAGGCCATGTCCGAAGTAACAAATTGATCTTTACGCGCTTTCATTATTCGCAACACTTCTCTACCCGCTTGCTTACGAATTTCCGTTGGCAATGTAGTGTCGGCCAATTGACCTGCTGCTTGTTTGTACGATGTAGTATCTGCATTGGACTGTGGGCCTTCAAAACGCGGAACCATTTTAAGCGCAAGGTCGGCAATAGGTTGCAATTTACCTGCGGCAATGTCACCTTCTGTAGCCCGACCAAATACGCGATTACCAATATCCACAGCCTTACCAAGATAACTGCCAGTAGACTGGTCAATAAGACCACCATCTTTGGTAACTTCAGAAAGTTCGCTGATAGCAAGACCAAGGTCTTTACCAAGTTGTTTCTTTTGTAACTCAGCTTTAGCAAATGTTCCACTTGCCTTACCTGCACCCTTAACAGTGCCAACAACTTGACCAAACTTGTTAAAGTTTGTCACTGTGCCATCTTCACCAACTGTCTGTCTTGTTACAACAGTTGGGTCTTGCTCGTTGGCAAGACGAGTTTGGTCATTAATAAGACGGTCTTGTGCAACTTTAAGATTTCCTTGAGCAGCTATATCGGCAAATGTTGGAGTCTTTTTGGTTGTGCCAAGTACCTTTATTTCACCAGTCAACGGGCTAAAGGTTCGGTCAATTAACGAACCACCAGTGTCTTTTGTAGACAATGTAGGCTTGTTCATTTCCATAAACTTTTCTGTACCAAGCATTGATTGCTGAATTAACTTAGCTAAACCACCCGGTGTTTTTAATGCTTTATCAATTTGAGCAAAAGAATTATCTGCGGTAATTCCCCGTGCGGCTAATGCTTTGCCAACAATAGGATCACTATGGTTTGCCTTATGCCATGCAATATATCTTTCTGCTGCATCTGGGCTAGTGGGGTCAATAGTGTCTAAAAATCCACGAGCTTGCTTTAATTTAGCATCAAGCAAATTTGATTCTGCTGTATCTGCATCGATTTGTAATTTTCTACCTTCTGCTTGTTGCTTTAGTGCTGCTGGAATTTGACTACCTGCGCCACGACCAACTAAAAATTTAGTTAATCTTTTGTAATCAAGTTCTCCAGTAACGGGATTTACTGATTGAGCGTATCCTTCATTAAGTGCATTTTGTTGCAAGTCGGTACGCTTGGCTGACTCCAATTGGTACTGGGCCAATGCGTTTTGGTTTTCCCCAACTCGCAATTGCTGCATCTTCCCATACTGGGCAAATGGATCAGGAGGCGCAGCAAACTGAGCGCCTTGGGCAATGAGTGCGTTTAAATCAGCCATTATTTAACCCTACCTATTGAATAATTAGTGTCTATTGGAGTGTTGTAGTTACTTGGAAGCCCAACACCACTACCACCACCACGCTGACTAGCTAAATAGTTGTTAAAGTTCATCTGATTCAAGTATGCACTTGCTCCAGTATTCAATGCGTTGCTTATGGTGTTACCCACACCCAATTGACCAGCAGCTATGGCTTGCCCACCCTGCATCATTAGATTGCCAGCGTTTGCACCATACTGTCCCGCCGCAGCGCCAGCACCAGCCGCAGCATTTTGACCAGAGGTCATTAAACTGCCGAGTGGCTGTAGCTGATTTGTCCGGTTGGTCTGGTATCGGTTGTACGCATTGCCGTATTCTTGTGAACCCATATCTTGACCGTACCGAGTAGCTGCCCTGAGTGCGCCACCAGAGATTAATCCACCGCGAGCAGCCGCTTGACGGTCAATAGCTTTTTGCCCCTCGGACAATCGAAAGGCATAGCCGGGGTCTGCTTGAAAATCAGCCATGCTAAAGTCGCGTCCGTACTTACCATAGCCAGCGGCCCCAGTGTTTCCACCTAGCCCCAAGAGTTCCATTAGTCGGTTTTGACCTGTGATGCCAGCTTCACGATAGGGTTTGTTCAACTCCATCTGT